TTTACATGGACTAGACTCACTGGAAGATATACTACTGGAGATAGTAGATTTCCTACCTCAGGATTGCAAAGTATGGGGTAATGGTTCTATATTTGATATCGCTATGCTTGAGGACGCTTATCGTCAATATGATATCGATATACCTTGGGAGTTTTGGAACGTGCGTGATTGCCGTACAGTATTAGACATGTATGAGTCTCAACGAGGTGGATTCAATAAGAAGTCAGGAGGTACTTTACATAACGCTCTAGATGATGCAAGATATCAAGCTCAATACATCACAATGATGTGGAACAAACTGTTAGGTGATAAGGAGAAATAAAGTGGATCTTAATATAATAGAGCAAGAAGTAGGTAAGATAGCTCCTGGCTCTACTGTTACATTTAACGACAGAACTAAGTCCCTAACGTTGCTTGTTAAGTCTCGTTATGCTGATACGGTTAGTGAGTATATACATTCTCATATACCTGCTAATATAGAAGTTAACATTATTGAGGAGGATGTGAGATGAGCATAATAAGAAACAATGAAGAAGACAACTCAACAGAACTATGGGTAAACGGTGAATTTGTAGCTAGTTGGTTGATATTTGAGTTACCTGAATCTATTAGAGGTAGAGTCGAATCTATGATAATAAGAGGTATTGAAGAAGGTAAGAAGCAGAAATCCAAAGAAATACGCAACGTACTAGGAATTAACCATGTCTAACACAACAGTAACAACTCAACTAACAGGTAAGAGATTAAAGCTGAATAAAGTAATAGCTTATTCTCTATTTGTACTGGGCGTGTTGATGATCTTAGTCCACGATGGTGATTCTCCTGATAACCATATGTTAGTATGGGGATGTTTGATTTCTCTGTACGGCCTAGGACACTTAACAGTAACTCGCATACGTATATGGTGGAATCACAAATGAATATTTTACTTATTTGTTACGCGATTATATTAGCATCTATAGGTCTGTATTTGCTTGTGAAGTTCTATAAAATTGTTAAAAATATGGACAAGGATGAAGATAAGATTAGCAGTAATATCGAACACCTCAATACCTATATGGGAGGTGATTGGTTTTATATTCGTACATCGGATAGTTATCGTGATTCTATGACCGATAGGACTATTAATAACTTTCCAGATTAAGGAGAAACACGTGAGCCAGAATAAGATCAAACCACTACTAGCTACAAAAGCCGAATACGACAAGATCCAGTATCCTGTATTAGCTACTCCTAAACTCGACGGTATACGTTGCCTTATGGTTGACGGGGTCGCTATGTCCCGTAGTATGAAGCCTATCCCTAATAAGTTTATCCAAGAGCAACTGAAAGGTTTACATGGATTGGACGGGGAATTAATGGTTAACGGGGATTTCAACGCTGTACAATCAGGTATAATGAAGCAAACAGGTGAGCCTGATTTTACGTATCATGTGTTTGATTCATTCGTATTAGAAGTAGGTTACGAAGATAGAATAGACGAACTTGAATGGATAGCTACTGCTCTTCATCCTCGTATTAAGATGTTAATTCCTTTGGTTGTCCGTAACGAGAAGCAATTAGACGAATACCTCGAGGACTGTTTACGATTTGAATTTGAAGGCTTAATGATTCGTAAACCCGACGGTAAATATAAGTTTGGCCGCTCTACTGTCAAGGAAGGCATATTATTGAAGATTAAACGTTTCTTTGATGACGAGGCTACTCTTGTTGAGATTACTGAGAAGATGCATAACGGTAACGCGCTTGAGGAAGACGAGTTAGGTTATGCTAAACGTAGCTCATGTAAAGAGAACCTCATTCCTGCGGGAACAGCGGGTTCTTGTATTCTTGGTTGGAATGGTATTGAGTTCCGTGTCGGGTTTGGCCCCGGTATTACAGATAAGCTGAAACAGGAATGGTGGGATAAACATGAAGAGTTGGAAGGAGGGACTGTAACCTTCCGTTACCAAGAGTTAAGTAAAGACGGTGTTCCTCGTTTCGGTAAGTTAGTAGGTTTTAGACACGAGGATGATTTGTAAGCTTGCTTTATTGGTAAAGATGATTAATACTAAACCCTCTTAGTTATTAAGAGACCAACCCTCTTAGTTATTAAGAGACCAACCCTCCAAAGGAGATAAGAAGATGCGTAAAATGTTCACCATTGTATTATTGCTTTTCAGCTGCGTTACTTATGCTGGATTAGGAATAGAACCAGGTAGTGGCGGATTCATAGCTAATACCCAGCTCCTAATCAATCCAGACAAACAGATCTCAACAATCGATACCGTGTCTCCAAACAAAGAAACAGTAAGTGTTTCAAATTTGGATTCTACATCGCCGTTATCTAATACGTTTGAGTTCCATCAAGATACTCAGCGACGACATATGAGTTTATTTAGCAAGGCCTTAGATACTACTGTCTCATCTGTTGCTTTAACATTAGGAGTTTCAGGGGGTAACTCCAAGGCTCCTATTAGATCGTAACCAACCGTACGACGCTAGTTATAAACAGTTAAATAAAAATACCGACGGGCAAGTCGGTATTTTTATGTTTATCACTTCCTATTATCTCTTAACATTTACTATATCTCCTTTTTGATTTATATTGAAACTACCTTGGCCGGACAATATGAATTAAATATATGCAACGACAACCCTTATCAATAGAGGATCTGAGAAGTCTTATCAACAAGGGTGAGGCTAAGGATCCTCTTGTCTTTTTAGAATCTATAATGAACGGGCAAGATCCCCGTAGACTTTCGTCCATTTATGAACTTGTAATGGAGATAGACAACTTCACTGATGGGGATTTATCTCAAGGTGACTGGGCTGAGATTGTAGACCATGTTAGTGACCGTTTCCATTTCCATACCGTTAGTCTTAATGAATCTATAACAGCTAGTAAGACCTTAGCAGAATACCTACACGCCAAACGCAAACATGTAGAGATAAAAGACAACAGCTCAGGATCAGGTAGCGTACAGGATAACCCTTTAACAGAAGAGGAAATAGAGCTGTTTAAGGAGAAGTTTAATGACGACTTCTGATATTATACTAGACGAAGAACCTCAATGGACTTACAACGAAAAGCGTATGCTCAAGTACATGTTAGAGCAAGACGGTATGCAATTCATGAGGTACTTCTTTAAAATACGTGAAGACAGTAAGATGATCTGCAATTGGCACCATTATGTTATCGAATATGTGCTACAAGCGGTGTATGATCTAAAAGTAACTCGTCTAATAATCAATATAGCTCCTGGTTATACTAAAACAGAACAAGCCGTACTCAATTTTATATGTAGAGGTTTGGCTCTGAATCCTCGTAGTAAGTATATCCACACCTCATATGCCGGTAAACTCGTAAACACTAACTCTGCTAAAATAAGACAAACAATAAAGAGTGCTGAGTATCAAGAACTTTGGCCTATGAAGATACGTATAGACGCTGACTCAAAAGGCGAGTGGTATACTGATCAAGGTGGCGGTATATTAGCTGCTGCTGCTGGAGGACAGATCACAGGGTTCCGAGCAGGTCGAATGGACGAGGGTATATTCACAGGAGCGTTTGTAAACGACGACCCTGTTAAGCCTAAAGATGCTTATTCTATAGTCAAAAGATCTACAGTCAATAACGATTTTAACAATACTATGCGTTCTCGCTTAGCCATAGAGTCTGTACCTATGGTTAATATTATGCAGAGAATACATGAGGATGATCTTAGCGGGTATCTCTTAAAGGGAGGGTCGGGTGATATGTGGCATCACCTGACAATACCTACGAATTTAACTGAAGAAGTACTGAACAAGCCTTATTCTGAGGATTACACCCACGGTATACCTATAAGTATTAATGGTATTCTTAAGGCTATGCACACGGGTCAGAGCTATGATTTTTAGTTTAGATGCCCTTAACCATATCCCCCAACAAATAATCCCTGGGGACCCTCTGTGGGAGTTTAAACACACTACAGAACAGTTAAAAGTTATCGAAACAGGGGATCCCTACACCTATTCATCTCAATATCAGCAAGACCCTAGTCCGTTAGGCGGAGGTATGTTTAAGGATAAATACTGGAAATATTATGACGTCTTGCCTCCTGATATAATGTTATATCGGATTTATGGAGATACAGCTCAGAAGACCAAAGAGCGCAACGACTACAGTGTATTTCAGATGTGGGGTAAATCACCTACGATGGGTATCTTCTTAATAGATCAGTTCCGAGGTAAATGGGAAGCTCCGGAATTGGAATCTAAATTAGTAGAGTTTTGGAATAAACATAAACCCACTCAGTATAAACCATTTGGCGCTCAAGTAGTTAAGATAGAAGATAAGAGTTCTGGTAGCTCCTTAATACAATCTATTAAGAAAGACTATATGATACCTGTAGAGGCTATACAACGTAACACTGATAAAGTATTAAGAGCTATGGGTGTAGTTAAGTACTTTTCTACAGGTTATATCCACTTGCCCAAGGATACGGATTGGGTTCACGATTACAAAGAGGAGTTCCGTAAATTTACTCCTCTAATGACACACTCGCATGATGACCAAATAGACCCCACAATGGATGCGGTTGAGGATCTAATTGTATTTGAAGACATGCTTTATAGCGATAACTCCATGTAATAGGCCGGATAACCTATGAAAGGAAATAATAATGAGTTCATTAAGAGATAGCTTACCTAACTTTGTAACGGGAATCAAGACTCTTTCCGATTACGAATCCCTTATAGCAGTCGTGTTAGGTTTGATAAACGGCGCTATGCCCGAAGTTAAATTTGGCCACAACGAATTAACAGCTATTACTGAAACAGACATATGGGAGAGAGGGGATACTCAACCTATTTATATCTTCCCTGACGTAGCGGGAGAAACTATAGAACTACTATCTGATAATATAGGGGATAATCAGATAATAACAATAGAAGGTTTAGATGTGGATTACTTAGCTCAAACACAATTTGCAACACTAAACGGAACAACCCCTGTTCCTGTTCCGGGTACTTGGGTTGCGGTTAATAGGGCTTACAACGATACTGGTACTAGATTTTTAGGAAATGTAATAACTAGAGGGGACGGATCTACGTCCGCTAATATATTTACTTCTATGGATACCGCTGCTCAGCAAACAGCCCAAGCAATTACTATTATACCGGATGATAAAGTAGGTATATTAAATAACTTCTCTACAGCAATTAACAAATCAGGAGGAGCGTCTATTACATGTATATTCTCACTACAATTAGCTAAGTTTGGAAAAGTGTTTAGAACCCAAATACGTTACGGCTTACAGAAAGAAGGAACTAGTAATATTAGCTCTGATCTTATAATCCCAGTATTAGTAGCTCCTAAGTCTAGGGTTAAAATAACTGCTTTACCCGATGCGATCAATACCGATGTTTCAGGTGAGTTTTCTTTTATATTAGTTGATAAGAACTTAGTTCCTGCTGATATACTAAGTTCTATATAAGGTTAAAAAGGTTAGTTTTTAACTATTACCCTTAATACGTAATAAAAATTTAGGTAATGAAAATTTATTTAATATAATAAGGGTTCCTGTTTAAAACTAACCTTATTAACTATCACTACGAGGAAAGATAAAATGAGCGGTAATCATGAAGAGGCTAGGATTTTAGATGAAGGGGTTTCTGTTAAAGACGGATTAGAAAATCTCGTAGCTCAGTTAGGAACAGAGCAGGATAAACGTGCTCATTCTAAATTTGTAAATAATAAGCGACTTTCCCTCAAAGGTAATGAGGAAGAGTTAAACGCTATGTACCGTACAGATTGGTTAGCTGGTAAGGTAGTCGATATTATACCGGATGACATGACTCGTGAATGGCGTGAGTTTACTGGGGAGATAGAACCGGATACAGTTAAAATACTAGTAGACGAAGAAGATCGTTTAGACTTATCTGGATCGTTTAACCTAGCTCATAAATGGGCTAGGTTATATGGTACTGCTTATATTGTCATGTCTATAGATGATGGACAAACTCCGGATAAACCTGTAAATCTAGATAACATTAAGGAAGGGTCTCTTCGTCATATTAAGGTTGTAGACAGGCATCGTATAAACAATTCAGAAGTAACACCTATTCAGGATCCCTTAAATTCTAATTTCGGTATGCCTGAATTTTATCGTATAGTAGACACTGCGGTTAAAATTCACCATAGTCGTGTATTGCGTTTCGATGGAGTAATGTTACCCTTCAACGAATTCCAAAGAAATGATTACAATTCTGATTCCGTATTAAGTCGTTTATATGAAGCTCTTATTAATCTTAATACTACGGCTACCGGAGCCTCTAGTATGGTATTTGAGACTAATGTAGATATCATGAAGGTTAAGGGGTTAATGGGCTACTTACAAACATCTGATGGAGAAGCTTTACTTCGTAAACGGTTCACCTTAGCCGGTATGATGAAGAGCTTCAACAATATGATGTTGTTGGATACTGAAGAAGAATTCGACAGTAAAACTAATACGTTTTCTGGATTACCTGATTTACTAGATCGCTTCGGTTTGTTCTTAAGTGCTGCTAGTGATATACCAGCTACTCGGTTATTAGGATCATCGGCTAGTGGTTTAAATGCTACTGGAGAGGGAGATCTTAAGAATTACTATGATACAGTACGTTCAGCTCAGAAGAAAGAATATAAACCTAAGCTCGATTATTTTGATGAGATTATGATTAGAAGTTTAGGTTTACCTGAAGACACCGATATAACTTATGAGTTTAATTCTTTATTCCAGATGACCCCTAAGGAATTATCTGATATGCAGTTTGTCAACGCTCAACGCGATGCTCTATATCTAGATAGAGGTGTAGTGACAGAAGAAATAGTAGCTAAGGAATTAAAGCAAGATAATACTTATACTAATATCACAGATGACTATATTGAAGAGCTAGAGGAATTTGAAAATGACTTTAACACCAATACCAACGATCCTCAACTTGGAAATGAACAGGAAGCACAGGAGGGAAAAGAAGAAAAGGATCCGACCGATAAGGACTCCTAAGTCTCCTGAGGTAAGATATCGGAATACGTTAAGATCATTAAGTGCTAAGTTACGCCATGACGTCAACACTCAGATTATACCATTGCTTAAACAGTTTCAATCTGAGTATATTAATGACGCCTATGCTAAAACACTAGAACAAGCTTTCGATCGATTACGTAAGTCTTATTCAGATATTAATACTAACGCTCGTATAGTGTCTGAATCTTTTGTGACTAACTCTGAGCAGGTTAATAAACAAAGATTCTATTCATCAATGGAAGACGCAGTTGGTGTTAACCTACAAAGTATTATCCAGAACGAAGGACTTGAAGATATATTAGTAGCTACTACTCGTGAAAATGTCGGTCTTATTCGTTCTATACCTGAGGAATATTTTAAGAAGATAGAAAGTATTGTCTTTACGGGTACTACTCAGGGTAACGCTGCTGGATCGATGATTAAACAAATCCAGAAAACAGGTAAGGTGACAGACAACCGAGCTAAACTTATAGCACGTGATCAAAGCTCTAAATTAAACTCGGCATTAACCCAACAACGAGCTCAGAATTTAGGTGTTGAAGAGTACGTCTGGAGAACAGCAGGAGACGAGAGAGTACGTGAATCACATCGTACTAAGAACGGTAAGGTATTTAGATGGGACGACCCTCCTAAGGACACTGGGCATCCTGGGCAGGACATTCAGTGTAGGTGTGTAGCTCAGCCGATAATTAAGCTGTAATTTGTATTATAACTAAGCCAAACTTTCATTGAAATTTTGGCTAAATATTACTTAGCGAGGAATAGAAAATGACTTTAGCTTACGAAGTAGGATTAAGAAATACAAGACTGGACGATATAACCGCAAAAATTGACGGAGGCCCAGGAGCAGGTACGATTAAGATTTACGACGGTACTCGTCCTGCCACGGGAGCGGCTATTACTACTGAAGTACTAGGTGCTACTTTGACTATGAGTGATCCGTCATTCCCAGCAGCTGGTTCTGGGACTATGGGAGCTAGTGCTATAACAGGTGATGCTTCTGCTGACGCTACTATCACTGCTTCTTGGTTCCGTGTGCAAGATTCCACAGGAGCATTTGTAATGGACGGAGACGTAGGTACTTCCGGGTCTGATTTGAACTTGAATACTGTATCTCTAGTAGCTGGTGTACAAGTGGATATTACTAGTTTTGTCATTAATGCTGGTAATGCATAATTGTGATTACTGTTTGGTTTACAGGTATATCAGGTAGCGGTAAGACTACTATAGCTGACGCAGTAGTATTAAAACTACCTCAGTGTTATAGACTTGACGGTGACGATTTACGTACAGGTCTTAATTCTGATTTGGGATTTTCTTATAAGGATCGTAAAGAGAATATCCGTAGAGCAGGGGAAGTAGCTAAGTTATTTTCTTATCACGGTATAGTTCTAGCTAGTTTTATCAGTCCTTACGCTGAACATAGAAAATATGTGAGAGATATACATGAAAGCTCGAATATAAAGTTCATAGAAGTATTTGTAGATTGCCCATTAAAAGTAGCTGAAGACAGGGACCCCAAGGGGCTTTATAATAAGGTTAGATCCAATAGGATTAATAACTTTACAGCTATAGACGATCCATACGAAACCCCGATCTCCCCTGATATACATTTACGAACAGATCGTATAACTGTAAAAGAAGCGGTCCAAGAGGTAATAGATGCGATTCTTTAGAGTATCTGAAGATACATGTATAGTAGGTATCCCTAAGGCTGGCTCTTTATCCATGGAAGAAGCCATAAATTTCAATGGGGGTCAGTTTATAAATGTACAAGAATCTCTTATTATCCCTAATAGGATTCTTTTTCTCAGAGATTGGTGGGAACGTTTAAACTCAGCATTTACTTTTTTCTGGTTACTTGAGAAAAACGGAACTATGCAGACCGAGTATCTACCTCAGTATATTTTAGGTACTGCTATCCATAAATCTCCAAAACCAACCCAACAAGCATGGATGGATTTTATTGATCATGTGTTGGATGCCCCAAAGGAATTTAATCATGATCATTGGTTACCCCAGACCGAATTAGCAACTCATGAAGGTATATTTTTACCTACTATAGTTCATAAATTCGAGGATATAGATGCTGTTGATCCTGAACACCCTGATTTTAATAACGACGAAATCCCACTAGAATCTAAGAGTAGATACTGGAGCAGGTACAGTCCTGGTAGGTTACCTGAGAAAAATAGAAATAGTAATCATCTACCGATAACTCAATATCGTCAAGACGATTTAGTTGCTCGTTTTATAAATGATAGTACTATGCACTCTAAAATCAATGGGTCTTACACCGGAGGGTTATAATGGCTATTGTTATAACCGATAGGGGTTTTCATAGTCGTAATATAAATACGAATCAATTGAGTGCTCCTAGCTCCCCGGCAACAGCTTATACTCCGGCTGCTAATTCGGTAATGCTGGCTATTGTACAAAATGATTTAAACGCTACCGACCCCGATATACCTCAAGGTCATGACGGAGGTAGCTCTTGGGTCAAACTAGGGAACTCCCAAACAGCTAATAATAAGACTTCAGTTTTATACGGAGCCCATGTCGGTTCTAGCCCTAGTTCGGGTTTTGTTACTGTAGATGAAGCTACTGCTTCGACTATGGGTTTGCAAGTATTAGAAGTCGAAGGTTTGGATGATACAGGTACTGTAGCCGATTCATTCGCTCAGATAGCTGATGGTACATTTTATGGTACTTTACCAACCCTCGCTCTAACAGGAGCAGCTACTCAGACCATTGGATTTTGGTGTTGTGATCAACCTACAATCACTCCTGATGATACTCCTATTGGTTCTCAACTATCATATCGATATGGCGGAAGCCATATGCATCGAGATCAGAATCCAACTGGTAACGCTGCTCCGGGGGCAACTGGTTCTTTTGCTACATTTTGGAGAAACCATGCGGTAGAAGTAGTTGAAGCCAGTAGCGGTATAACGGGCACTATTAACGAGACTTCTGATAATGATACTTCGGTAGCCTCGGGTGTTGTTACAGTTATAGGTTCTATTGCTGAGACTTCTGATGACGATATATCAGTAGCTTCCGGGTTAGTTAGGGCTATAGGTAGTTTATCTGAGACCTCTGATAACGATACTTCGATAGCTTCCGGATTAGTTAGAATTGTAGGATCCTTAGTTGAGATTTCTGATAATGATACTTCAGTAGCATCGGGAACAGTAACAGTAATAGGGACGTTAAGTGAAACTTCCGACGACGATACTATGATAGGTATTGGAGTGGTTGGAGGAGCAATAACAGGTACTATCAACGAGACTTCTGATGACGATACATCAGTAGCTTCGGGTGTTATTACAGTTATAGGTAATCTCACAGAAACTTCTGATGACGACACTATGGTAGGCGTAGGTATAGTTGGAGGTTTTGTAACAGGTACTATCAACGAGACCTCGGATAATGATACTTTATTCGCTACTGGTCTTATTAGAGTTATAGGTCTTATTAATGAAATATCAGATAACGACACCTTAATAGCAAGCGGAACAGTGTCTCAAAACATAACAGGTACTATTAATGAGACTTCTGAAGACGATATTATGATCGGTACCGGAACAGTCGGAGGTTTACCAAGTGAGAACGATATCGGGTTCTCAGCTCCATTTGCTTTTGATGATATCGGGTTCTCAGCTCCATTTACTTTTAGTGATATAAATTTAACAGGTGATCTATGATAAACGGGGAATATGGGAACACATTAAGGATATCCGCTGAGGAAGATATTAGCGGTAATACTAATAGTATAGAATTAAGAAGCCCTTCTCCTTATGTCTCTAGTAGGGTTCTAACCGCAGCCGACGGAGTAGTCCTAGGCGTAACAACTAAGACAGTAGGTGGGATATTATTTACTGCTAATGAATATGTAGAGTATCCGATATTGCAAGGTGATATTAATATCGCCGGTAATTGGAACGTATGTTTATTTTCATTAACTCCAGGTGGTGAGAATAAAATACTAACTAATCTTACTTTCCCTGTTGGTTCATGTTAATCCTTATATTTTAATAGGTTTTAATAGCGTATTTAATGTGAAAAATTGTGTTTATAGAGAACATGATTTAATATTGATACAAATTGTAAGGACTCTTAAATGTTTTTAGCCGATAGACTGAAAATTACCACAGAACGTGAATATACTGATGAGGGGTTTCTTAAAGTCCCAGCTCGTATATCTCGTATCGGTATTCAAAATTATTTAGCTGTTGAGATGGGTCTTAAGGATAGAGACCCAGCTGATGTTATTAGAGTTTATAGACCTGAAGATGAAGTGTTTTCTGATATATCTTTAAGCTCGTTTTCTAACAAGCCCGTAACAAATAATCATCCTTCCGAATTGGTCAATCCTACTAACGCTAGTAGTGTAAGTGTAGGTTTCTCAGGACCAGAAGTAACTCGGGATGGGATGTTCGCCAAAACAACCCTTCATGTCACTGACGCAGAAGCCATTGCGAATATAGAGAGCGGAAAGGTTGAGCTTTCTAATGGTTATACCGCTGACATAGAATGGGTATCAGGAGTTACTCCGGAGGGTGAGCAGTTCGACGCCATTCAGAGAAACATTAAAGGCAATCACATTGCCATTGTAGAACGTGGTCGAGCTGGAGCTGCTTGCAGAGTGGCCGACAATTTACCCGAAACAGGAGATAAAGTCACTATGGCTAAAATCACCATTGATGGGGTCGACTTTGAAGTGCCTGATCAAGCCGCTCAAGCAGTTGGTAAACTGCAAGCACGCCTGACTGATGCTGAAAAAGAAACCCTAAGCGAAGCCGAAAAGCTAAAAGCTAAAGAAGACGAAGCGGAAGAAGAGGCTAAGAAAGCCAAGAAATCCGAAGACTCTTTACAAGCTAAGCTTGACGATGCTAATTCAAAAATCCCATCTTCCGAAACTCTAGATAAATTAGTTGCTGAGCGAACTGCTGTAGTAGATAGCATTCTTAAAGTAGCTCCTGATCTAGAATGGCAAGGTAAGGACACAGATACACTTCGTAAAGAAGCAGTAGCTATTAATTGTCCTAATGTTCAATTGGATTCAATGTCTACTGATTATATCAATGCTCGTTTTGATATGTTGGTTGAATCTATTGAAACTAACAGTCAACAACAACTGGACGAAGCCTTTAGCAACCAAGTTAAAGACAAAGACAGTAAAGTTGAAGACATTCGTCCGGCTAGTGTTATCGCTCGTGAAAAGATGATGATAGATAGTCAAAATGCTTGGAAAGGAGGTGCTAAATAATGAGCGCTCAAACTTCATATGCAATTAAACAAGCCGTCGCTTATGCTGGTTTAGTATACGCTCAGGCTCCTAGTGATATCATTTCTCGTGATGTCGAAACAGTGGCGGGTATCCCTTTCGCTGTAGTAGTTAGCCGAGGCACTGATGCTGATAAACAAGCTCTTCTAGGCGGCACTACTGGTATTTTAGGTGTAACTGTTCGTTCTCTTGATCGCGAAGGTGTTATCAACACTGGAGCTATTAGTTACGCTGAGACAGAAACAGCAGCTATTATGCGAGACGGTTATATCTGGGCGGTATGTCCTACGGGATGTGTACCTGGGGATGCTGTTAATTTTGTAGAAGCCACTGGTGTTCTAGATTCTGGCGCTCCAGTCGGTGTGGGTGAAACAGGTCTAGATGATTGTTTCTGGGATTCAACCGCTGCGGCTGGTGCATTAGCTATTCTTCGAGTGAAGAATGTTGAAAACATCACAGCCGGTGTATAAGGGGAACTTAAATGAAAAAAATTACTCTTCGTGATGGTTCTACCCTTGCCTATGATGGTATGATCGGTACCATTACAGCTAAAGATGGTAAACAAGTTATGCTTGATCATTCTATTACCGTTGCTATTAATAACGGTCTTATGGATGCTGATGGTGCTGTTTTCTTTCAACGTCAACTTGAGCTTATCAAAGCCCGAAGCTATGATGTTCGTTATGCTGAACTTAAAGCGCGTCAACTCTTCCCAGTATCTAACGAAGGTGGTCAGGGTATTACGACTATCACTTATCGTACATACGATCAAGCGGGTGCTGCCAAAATTATCAATGCTTATGCTGATGATTTGCCTCGTGCTGATGTTGCTGGTAAAGAAACTACTATTCCAGTTCGTTCCGTGGGTATTTCTTACGGTTATAACTTGGATGAAATCCAGTCTTCACAATTAACTGGTGCTGCTCTAGATCAACGTCGTGCTAACGCTGCTCGTCGTTCTGTTGAGCAAGTAGTTAACGACGTTGCCTTCTTCGGTGATGCTACTTCAGGTATGGGTGGTTTATTTGACAACCCTAACATCCCAACTGGAGCAGTAGTAAATCCAGGTGGCGGTACTGAGTTTGTTAATAAGACTCCTGATCAAATCTTGTTTGATATTAATGATTTGTTCTCTGATATCTTTGAAACTACTAAGATGGTTGAGCAAGGTAATACATTGCTTCTTCCAGCTGCTCAGTGGTCTTATATTATGTCGACTCCTCGAGCATCTAACAGTGATACTACTATTGCGCAGTACGCTGCTCAAAACAGTCCGTATCTAAATAGTATTGACGATATTATTCCTGTCAACGAATGTAATGCGGCTGATAACCCTTTATTGTCGACAGATGCTATGGTAGCGTATGATCGTAATCCTGATAAGCTACAGCTTGAGATTCCAGTTGAATTGGAGATGTTACCGGTTCAGCAGAAGAATCTTGAATTTGTTATTCCGGGACGTTCACGTTTAGCTGGTCTAAACATCTATTATCCGCTTTCATTAGCGATTGCAACAGGGATCTAACATTATGGCCGGTATAATGAATAATACTGCTCGTCAGTTTAATCTAAAATGCATGTCTAGGAATGGTAACCGTGTTTTAGTTAGGATTGCCCCTGGGTTTAATGTAGTAGAAGATGATCATTGGGGAGCGTTTGTACCTAAGAACGGTAAGGTAGATCCTTACGTAGCAAGACTTAAAAAATCAGGTCAAATAGAGTTCGGAGTTAGGATGGATGATCTTGAGCTTGAGAAAGCCCCTGATACCAAGTCTAAATCCAAGTCCGAGCCTATTGCTAAGCTAAAAGCTGATGCGGAGAAAGCTTCTAAGGAAGCTGAATTCAATAAGCTAGAAGCTGATAAGGCTAAAGCAGAAGCTGATAAGGCTAAAGCAGAAGCTGATAAGGCTAAGGTGGAACTTGAAGCTGCTAAGGTGGAGCTTGAAGCTGCTAAGGTGGAGCTTGAAGCTGCTAAGGTGGAATTGAGTAAATCGAAAACCGAGTCTTCTGAAAACGAAGATAAATCTAAAAAGTAGTAATAAAGGAGACCTGGATGTTAGTCTAGGTCTCCTTTAAACGTCCCATTAGGAATAGTGAGACGTTTAAAGGAGATCAGTATGGGTACTGGCAAAGACAAAATAAGAGGCCTATTACAAGTGAACGAACTATCAGAAGCTCGTTTGTGGAAAGTCCTAGATTCTATATCTGAACGACTCACTGGTATTGAATCCCAATTGTCTGAAGTTGTTAGACTTGAAGAACGAGTCAACAGTCATGACCAAGCGTTATCTCGCTATGGTAATCGTTTAGACAATCACGATAGTCGTATACGAGAATCTGAATTATGGCAAGCTAATCATGGGGATCGTTCATCAGTTGAGAGATTGATCAGCACTGTCCAAAGTAATGTTAACAATTTAAAAACTGAAATGGATGAAATAAAGTCCATTGAAGATGTTAATAAAGGTAAGAAAGATATAGGTAAAGAAGTATTAAAATGGATAGTAGGTTTATTAACAGCTATTCTACTTTATAAGATAACTAAAGGTTAACGAGATGGCCGTAACCGTAACTCTATTCAGAACAAGATTCCCAGAGTTTTCAGATGAAACCGAGTACCCTGCTCCTCGTATTCAGTTATTTATAGATGACGCGGCTAATATTCACATGGGAACTGACGAAAATCGTTGGTGTAATAAGTATGATTTTGCTCAGGCTTATCTAGCAGCTCATTTATTAATAGGAGCTACTGCTTCGGAAGTAGGTGATAGTTCTGTTAAGGTTGGTCCTATATCCTCCAAGAGTGCGGGGGGAGTTTCAGTTACTAGAGCTGTAGTGTCTAAAGATAGATCGGATATGGATGATTTCTATATGGGTACGGCTTATGGTCAGCAATTCTTAAATGTTCGTAACACTTGTTTTGTAGGAGTAGCGATAGCTAATTGCTTATGAAATCTAAAATAATCAGATCACCTAAGAAAGCAATCAAGGAATTGGAGAAAATAGCCAAATCTTTAGTAGGACCTGATCTGGTTAAAGTTGGCTTACCTAAAGGTAGTAATGATTACCCAGATGGGACATCAGTAATTATGGTGGGGGCTGTTCATGAGTTTGGGAGTCCTTCTAAAAATATACCTCAGCGTAGTTATCTTAGATCTACAGTTGTAGAGAAGAGACGTCTATATAGGAAAATGTTCAGGAAGCTTTCAAAGAAGATAATAGAAGGTAAGATTACCAAAGAACAAGCTTTAGGTTTAGTGGGGCTACAAGTCCAGACCGATGTAAGGGAAAAAATAACAGATATTAAAGAGCCTCCATTAACTACAAGAGAAGGTAATCCTTTGATAGATACGGGACATTTACGTCAGTCTATAGCTTTCGAGGTTGAAGCATAATGCCTATTAATGTTTCGGAAGCCTTGGATATGGATACAGCTGAGATAATGACAGTTGAAAGAACCTCAATAGGTTCTTATGTTGATGGTTTATATGTGAAAGGATCTACATCAACATTTAAAACTCTAGCTAGTTCTCAACAACCTACACCGAGACAAATAGAAACATTACCTGAAGGCGAAAGAGATAAGAATCCTAGGTTATTCATATCTAAGAAACCATTACGTACCTTGAGCGATAGAGACGGCACTCCGGCTGATATAGTCATATATAAAAGCGTTAGATATAAAATAATAATGTTAGGTGATTGGTCTTCCTACGGTCATACATATGCATTCGGGGTTAGGGATCAATGATATTACAAGAGACAATTAATAAGCTCCTAAGGGATGTTGTAGATTTGATTTTAGTCTCCCCAGGTTACACAATTAAGGCTAAGCAAAAAGACGCTCCTAGGCCTATCGATGCTTACGGGGATGTAGATTTTATAAGTGATACTCCAGTTGGCTGGGAACAATTTGAATATGAAGATAGAGACGCCGATGACGACTTGGATAATACATCTAAAGGAATGAGACAAATAATGATGTCTATCGGGTTCTTTAGAGATAGCTCTAAAGATAACGCTACGCAAGTGCAATTAGGAATGGTTCGTCCATCCGTGCAATCTCTATTTCGTCAAGCTGGATTAGGATTAACACGAAGATCAGAAGTAAGAGGTATATCCGAAGCATTAGAAAATGGATGGGAAGAAAGAGCTCAGTTCGATATTATCCTTAGTGCTCTCGGTACTGACACTGATATAGTTAGATCCATACTTAGTGTGGATATGGCGGGTCAATTTCAGGCTAGAGGCTTAACATACGACTTTAATATAGAGGTACAATAATATGACAATCCCAGTTTCTAGTGTGGTCAATGTCAGCATCGTTATCGGTGCTACATTTCCCGCGCGAGCAGGGTTCGGAACTCTTAACATCGTTACTGCGGAAACTGGTGTTATTGGTCTAGCTGAACGAATTCGCTCGTATTCAAATTTAGACGGTGTTACTGCTGATTGGTCAGCAGGTACTGAAGTTGCTAAAGCTGCTACGGCTTATTTTAGCCAGCAGCCTAAACCTACATCGTTAAAGGTATCTACTCGATATCCTACTGCTCAATCTGCTCAATTACGAGGTGGTTCTGTAATTGACGCTACTGCTTTGTTATTAATAGCGGACGGTAGTTTTGCCATTTCTATTGACGGAGGGGCAGAGGATATCGGTAGTCTTAATTTCACTGACGGTGAATCGGATCTAGATGATATCGCTGCTTCAATTCAAACTGCTTTACGAGCAATAGCTACAGGTGGTTACACATTAGCTACCTGTATACATGACGGAGCAAGGTTCTTTATCACATCAGGTACAACTGGTGCTACTTCAACAATTAGTTTCTTAACTGTTGTAGATCCGGCCTCGGGTACTGATATTTCTTCTCTATTACAAATGCAACAAGGCGAAGGTACTAAAGGTAACGGTATAGTAGCTGAGACTATTACTGCTTCTCTTAATGCTATTCAAAACATAGATCCAGACTGGTATGGGTTAATGTTTACTAAGGAAGTGCGTGACTTAGTAGTTATTAATACTGAAAACGCAGTAGTCGCAGCTGCGGCTTGGTGTGAGGCTCGAGTTAAAGTATTTGGTAATACCTCTAATGACCTGGATGTATTAGATAGTGTTACTACGACTGATATTGCTTCTGTGCTGAACACCGCAAGTTACCGAAGAACTATGACGACATTTAGTTCTTTTGCAGCACAGTACCCTTCTGCTTCTATTCTGGGTCGAGCATTCACAGTTAACTTTAATCAGCCGAACAGTACCATTACTCTTAAATTTAAACAGCTCCCTGGTATTACAGTTGAAGATTTAACTGTAAATCAAAAAGCCGTATTGGATTCTAAGAAGGCTAACTCGTTAATCACGGTCGGCGCTAGTATTATGTTCGCCGAATCATTTATGGCAAACGGAGTATTCTTCGACGAGGTACATGGTATTGATTGGTTACAAAATGCAATTGAGACTAATGTATTCGGATACCTATTAACTCGTCCAACTAAAGTTCCTTATACTAATAAGGGTACCGCGGCTATCGAACAACAAGTTATCAAAGCTTTAGATGAGGCTGTTCGTAACGGATTAATAGCTCCGGGTGAAACAATCGATGGTGAATTCTTACCTACTGGTTATAAGACAACCCTTATTCCTGTAGAAGATATTAATCAATCAGACGTAGAGGCTAGATTTTATCCTGGTCTTAGCTTTATAGTGTTAGGCGCGGGCGCTATTCATCGAGTTCAAATTGACGGCGTGTTCGAGCGATAAGGAGAAATCAAATGAAAGAGTATAGTTTTCTAGACACCTTATTGTTAGTTAATGGTGTTGAAATTTCAGGTTTTGATGAAGGTGACGATGCAATAACATTGGATCGTGTTAATGATTCAGCTTCTGATAAGGTAGGTGTAGATGGTGAAATGACTGTTTCCATTAGTTCCGATCGAAGAGGAGATGTTACTTTTAGAGTAATGCAGTCTTCTGATTCCAATACTTATCTTGGAGGCCTGGTAAGTGGGATGGAAAATGGAGCTTTCGTTCCTATCTTTCTTCAATTCAAGGATACTAGAGGTGGAGATTTAGGTTCTGGTACTCAGGGTTATATTAGAAAACCTGCTCCAATGACTAGAGGTGAAAATGCTAACGGTCAGGGGTGGATCATTAGAGTAGAGCGGTTGGATTTAATATATAACGCCGCGTAAAGGTTTCCTAGGGAGTGCCCAGCTATCTCGATGATCCCGGCCTAATCGAGATAGTCTCCCTGGGAATTAATTAGGTCGGGATAAACTGGACCGGAGTTTATTATGTCTTGTAAGACAGAAACAAAACAGATAGGTGATCACGATTATAGTGTTACTCAGTGGCCTGCTGAAAAATCAATGTTAATAAAATTACAACTAGCTAAAATATTTGGAGCTTCGTTAGCTACTTTAGCTGGGGTGATATCAACTGAAGAAAGCACCAAAGATCAAGACCAAGCTAAAGCTTTCTCCGATGGACTGCAGATCCTTTTCAATAATTCATCTCCTGAAGAAATAGTATCTCTTATAAAAACATGTGTAATAGGTGTAGCTTACGATGGTAAACGTATTACGGATACCTCGTACAATGAGATATTTTCAGGGGACGAATTATTAGAAATATATAAAGTATTCATATTCGTTTTACAGGTTAATTACGCAAATTTGTTCAAAGGCCAGTTGGTAGAAACCCTTCTGGCCAAAATGAAGGTAAACCTATAGATAAAATTAAGTTTCCTAATATAGATTCTTTTCTACATCGACCGATATTAACAGATCCTCCGATGTGTACTCTTAAAGAACTACAGGATGGAACTTATTCTATAGAAGATATTATGCTGATGAACGAGATGTTAGATTTAAAAGCGAGTCTAGCGCCTAAACCGAAAGGGTAAATACATGCCTTTATTAGATGAACTGTTAGTTGGATTAGGTTTCGATTACGATCCTAACGAGTTAAAACAGTTTAAGAAAGATGTAGCTCAAACTACCGATATTGTTAAGAAATTAGTAGGAGCGGCTATAGCCGGAGCAACGGCTATAACAGGTTTAGCAATAGCATCTACTCGAGCATCTGATGAGCAAGGTAAATTAGCCGATGAAATAGGAGAAACTGTAGGTGTAATAGATGCTTTACAACATGCCTTAGAGATAGCAGGAGGCTCTTCTGATGGCATGTCTAACTCCTTAACAAACTTAGCTATAAGAGCAGCTGAAGCAGCTAGAGGGGTCGGTAGCGGAGTAGAAGCATTTGGTTTATTAGGTATATCTGCTACCGACCCTCAAGGTAATTTAAAGAAAACTAGCGATCTAATGTTGGAGATATCCCGGAGATTCAAGGGATTAGATAGAGCTAAGCAGATAGAATTAGCTGACAAACTTGGTATTCGTGATTCTATAAGGCTCTTACAATTAGGTCCTAAAGCTATAAGGGAGTTAACTGAAGAAGCTGAGTTACTAGGTAGTACCACTAAGGAAGACGCAGCTATAGCAGCTGAATTTCAAGACTCATTAGTTAGGGTTTGGAAAATAACTAAGCAAGTATCTAGGACATTAACTAAAGAGTTCGTCCCAATAATCCAAGAACTAACAGATGGGTTCATAGATTGGTGGAAATCTAATAGGCAACTTATAGAACAAAATATCCCTAAATGGATAGATAAAGCTACCTCTGCTATGAAACTATTAGTTATAGCTACAGGAGCTTGGTTATCTATGAGATTACTAGCTCATGTAGGTGCTCTCATAATATTGTTTAAAGGTTTGACTGTTGCTTCTTTAGCTGCTAATGTAGCTGCATTTTTATTACCTACATTAATAGCGGCCGGAATATCAGCCTTAGTTCTATTAGCTGAGGATGCTAAGGTATTCTTTGAGGGAGGAGAAAGTTTTATCGGGGATATGATTAAGAAATTCCCTCAATGGACTAGTGAAATAAACACAGTAGCTGCTTTATTTGCTACTATTTCCGATCTAACTATAATGATATTCGACGGATGGTCTAGGATATTTGATTTATTTAAATCGGATGTGTCATTTGGTAAGTTCCTAGATACTCTCCCTGGTTTCTTAGGTGACATAACAGGATTAAGAACTGTAGGCGGGGGAGGTACTATACCTGAGCTAGGTCAAAGTATTTCTAACAGTGCTTCGACCGTAATAGATAAATTAGAAATAATAGTTCAGGGCGGGGCGGATACTGCTGAAAATATAGCTAATGCTGTGTTTAATGTCTTCCAACAAACATCACAGGATCTTAATACTACGGTGGATCAATAATGGCTTTTGAGAATCTATTCATAAGAACCAAAAAATCCATAGGGGGTATTGAACTAGATGCAGTCCTAAGTGAGACTCATAATAATGAAGTTCGTTTAACCACTAATCCTGTTGAATTAGGAGCCGATATAACTGATCATGCTATTATAGAACCTAAGAGAATAACTATAGTAGCTGAAGTTACTGATTCTCCTTTAGGAGTGGCTGCATTTGGTCAGATAGTAGATTTGGTAACAGGTTTATTTGGAACAGCTACAACTAAGAATATAACTCGTAGTAATGCGGCGTATAACGCAATGGTCCAATTGATGGAACAACGTGAACCCATAGAGGTTCAAACCAAATTAAGACTATATGAAAACATGGTCATAACTAATTTAGATACGACACAAGATGGAAATAGTTCTAGAGTAGCTTCCATGATTATTAATCTTAAAGAAGTATTAATAACTGAATCAGAAATAATTCAATTAGATTCCGATCAATTGGAAGATGGATCAACCAAAGAACAAGGTAGTTCGGCCGAAAAGAAAGGACGTAAAGAACCCGTGACTCCTAATGAGACAACTAATAAGTCTGTATTAAAATCGGTAACTGATTGGGTAACTGACTAATGATTGAAATACCTTTAAATTCCAATCCAGAACAATTATTCTCTATCACCATAGAGGGTAATGCTTATGATTGCAGAGTTATATTGAATTCCAGAACAGGTATATGGTCTATTTCTTTTTCTCAGTCTGGAACAGATATAATTAATGGTATTTCATTATTAGGCGGGATCGATATATTAAAACAATATAACATCCCTATTAATAATATCTATGTAGTTAACTTGGATCAAAGTAATCAAGATCCAGGTAAGGATAATTTAGGAACTATAGCTAAGCTTTTCATCTTAACAGATGAGGAGATACCTAGTGGGTAGGCAATATAAGAGAGTATATGATTTAACAATAACTCCAATTGACGGGGAAGCTCGTAATATAAAGGAGCTTAGGGTTAATTTTGAGATAACTAAGAGTATTCTTAGCTATCCTAACTTATGTAAGTTAGTAATATATAATCCTAATGAAGATACACTGTCATCATTGCAGAAAAAATTTACAAAGTTAATATTAAATGCCGGATATGAAGGTGATTCGAGATTACTATTCAAAGGTGAAATAAGAAACGTATTTCAAACCAAAATAGGAGTGAATAGACTAATAACTATTTACGCCGGTGATGGAGAAAAAGATTGGCAAAATGCTACTTTTAATAAAACATTTACTGAAAATGTAACTGTTAAAGCTGCTATAGAAGAAGTATTAAAAACATTCAAAGAAGTAACTATAGGGGTCGTAAATGGATTACCTACAGTAGCTGATAAATTAAGAGGTCAAACATTATCAGGCTCTTCTAAAGATATACTTGATGGATTCGCCGACGAGTACGGGTTTGATTGGAGTATACAGGATGGAGAAATAATAGTCAATCCTGTAAACAGTCCGTTAGAAGTAGACGAAGCTGTATTAATAAATGCAGCTACAGGTATGATAGGCTCTCCTATTATTACTGAAATAGGAACTGATGTAACAACATTATTGAATCCAAGATTATTACCTAACAAGGCTTTTAAAATTGAATCTGTCAATGCTGATATACAATTGGGTAACTTATTTTTTAGAAATATAAAACGTACAAACGCTGAAGGTACTTATAAAGTGCAAGAGGTAATATTTAAAGGTGATTCTAGAGAGGGAGATTGGACATCATCTGTTAAAGGGAGAATAATAAATGGCTGATAAAAGTCCATCTTTGTCTACATTATCATCTACTATAAAACAAGGTGTATTAGCAGCTCTTAAAGATCTCCATACTGCTATGCCTGGGATAGTAGAAAGTTTCGATGCGACTACACAATTAGCTACTATTCAACCGGCTATAAGAAGAATATTTATCACTAGAGATGGTGACACCGAGATCCTAACTCCATCTGATCTACCTCTTCTTATTAATGTACCAGTAGTATTTCCAAGGGGAGGTGGATTCTCATTAACGTTCCCAGTTGAAAAGGGAGACGAATGCCTATTGGTATTTTGTGAACGATCTATAGACAATTGGCATAAGACAGGAAAAGTTAAAAAACCAGGAGCTAGGAGATTCCATAGTTTAAGCGACGCTACTGCCTTCGTAGGTTTGTCTTCTGTTCCAAATAAAATTCCTAATTACGATCCTATTAATGTCCAATTAAAGAAAGACGACGGATCAGTATTTATAAGATTGAATGACGATACCAGTTTAGATATCCATGCCGATAGCGATATAAATATAACTACTGATTCAGATATAATAGCGACATGTAATAATATAAATGCTACTGCTACTACTAAAGCTATTGTAATCGCACCTGATATAGAATTAACAGGTAACGTATTAATAACAGGTACATTAGATGTTACAGACGTAGTAACTGCTCCAACTGGAAATATCACTCAAGTTAATTCTACTAATGTCGCTGCTACTACTAGTTTGACTGTAGCTAGTAAAGAGATGTCAGGTCATACTCATCCTCAAGGTAATGATGCTAATGGTGATAGTCAAGTTAATACAGGAGGTCCAGTATGATAGGTAGAGCTTTAGATTCTAATAATGATCTACTAGTAAGAAGCGGTAGTTTTGCTACAGTTGAAGACGGAGCAGAAACAGTACAACATGTACGTACTCGTCTTCAATTTTATCTAGGTGAATGGTTTTTAGACTTACTAGCGGGGGTTCCTTATCATCAACAGATATTTACAAAACCTGCGAACTTAGCTAATATAGAATCGATATTTAAGACAAAAATACTTAATACTCCAGGTGTAGAAAGATTGATTGAATTTTCTATGGACTATGAAGGGGATTCGGTTAGGAAGCATACAGTGTCTTTTTCAGCAGAAACAATTTACGGTGTCATAGATAATTTAAAGGTGACAATCAATGTCTGAATTCGGTATATCCCCAGAAGGATTTAAGCGTAAACGTTTAGATCAATTATTAGAAGAATTGAACGATGAAGTAAAGTCTATATTTGGTGATAATTTTAACGTATCCCCCGAATCCCCAGACGGTCAAATTAATGGTACAATTTCAGAATCCAATGCTAATTTATGGGAGATAGCCGAGGAAGCATATAACGCATTTAATCCTTCTTCAGTTACAGGGGTAGCTCAATCTAATTTAGTACAATTAAATGGTATAACTCGCTTACCAGCTACTTCTTCAAGAGCTCAATTAACATTAACAGGAACAGCGTTAACAGTAATACCGTTAGGTAGTCTTGTTAGTACTAGCGATACTGGAGATCAATTTGCTACCGAATTAGAAATAACTTTAGATGGAGCAGGGAATGGATCTGTATTCGCATCATCAGTTGAAGATGGGTTACCTCTAACTGGTCCGGTAGCAGCTTTAGCAGGAACCTTAACAGAAATAGATACCCCTATAACAGGTTGGGGTACAGTTACTAATTCATCCGATGCGACATTAGGTACCGATGAAGAGACAGATGTTGATCTAAGAGCTCGTAGAGAAAGATCAGTAGCTAGGGATGCTCAAGCAATTATAGATGCGATATTTGCTGCTGTATCTAATATAGCAGGGGTAACGCAAGTAACTGTATTAGAAAACGATACAGATGCAATAGATGGTAACGGATTACCTCCTCATTCATTCCAAGTTATAGTAGTAGGTGGAGTAGATGCAGATATAGCTGATGTAATATGGTTAAAGAAACCAGCTGGGATAACTGCTTTTGGTAGTACTCTTGTATCTGTTGATGACAGCCAGGGTATTCCTCATGATATATCTTTTTCTAGACCGACTACTGTTGATATCTATGTTATAGTTAATCTAACAACAGATAGTGATTATCCTACTAACGGTGATGACTTAGTCAAGCAAGCGATAGTCGACTATGCTAATGGTGATTTAGTTTCCGGTAGAGGGTTCTCATTATCTGAGGATGTTATATTCACCAGATTATATACTCCTATTAACTCTGTTCAGGGTCACGAGATAGATAGTTTATTTATAGATATTACCCCTGTTCCTACTACTACTGCTAATATCCCTATATCAGCTACTGAGACTTCCAATTTCCTAGTAGTTAATATTACGGTAAATTCATAATGAGCGTTATAGATCATGAAGAATTAGCTATAAGTAGATTAGCTACTCAATTTCGTGAATCTACTAATCTAATAGCTTATATAAGAGCGTTATTATTAGAAGCTAATAATTTGGAACAAGTGTTCTGTGATCTACTAGAGCAAAGATGGATAGACACAGCTGAAGGTGTGAATTTAGATATATTAGGTTCGATAGTAGGTCAGTCTCGTGAATTCATAGATGCAGAGATATTTGATTATTTTGGATTTGCTATTAATGCTCAATCTCAATCTTTCGGTACTCTTTTAGATCCGGGTATCGGAGGTAGATTTATAGCGGTAGGCGAACCTATAAGCGGTATTAGAGAGTTAGATGATACTGAATACAGACTCTTTATTAAAGCTCGTATATCTCGTAACTCTACTTCTTCTACACCAGAAGATATTATATCTCAAATACGTTATATATTTAACTCCCCATTAGTATTACTTGTAGACGGAGATACTAAATACGAAATAAGTATAGGTCGTAAGCTGACTTTAAATGAGAAATCAATACTGTCTGATACTGATATTATACCTAAAACAGCTGGTGTACAAGCGACTTATGTAACAGAATTTAATAGTAATGATTTCTTTGGGTTCCAGGGAGTGCCTAATAGCGGTGGACTTGGATCTTTAATTAACCCTAGCCAAGGCGGTAAATTCGGCAACCTTATATTCTAACGGAGAATAAAATGACACTAAAACCAGATTTAACTAGAGTATGGGCTAATACCGCTCCAGGAGCAAATGTAGTAGACCCTGACACGACCACCCCAGGAAAAGTCACCGCAGGGTGGACCGCTGAAGTACCTCCTTTTGAGCACTTTAACTTTTTACAAAAGTGGTTTACACAAGGATTAGCCCATGCTAACGAAGAAGGTATTATGGTATGGGATACCGATACTACTTATCCTGTTAACGGCTTAGCTAAAGGTAGCGATGGTGAAATATATAGATGCGTCGTATCTCAAAATGGCAACGACCCTGTATCCGATGGAGGTGTTAATTGGATTCTTTGGATTTTCAATATCCCTGTAGATACTGTAGCAGATATGACTTCATCCAGTTTTGCAAAAGTTGGTCAAAGTTATGTGGTAAAGGATTACGCCACAGGTAATGGTTCTGGGGTTTTATTCTTTAATGTAGTTGCAGGAGCTGCTTCTACTCCAGACGGAGGTAAAGAAATAGACCATGATACCTTATCTGTGCATTTTGTCCAAAATTTTGGCTCGTCTATATCTTTCAAACAATACGGTATGTTTGGAACAGCGTCAAATCAAAGTGCTAAATTACAATTTTTATTTGATTTCGTAACAGCTACTGACACTATTATAGACACTACGAACGGTGACTTTCTAATAGACAATCCTGTTTTGCTAGAATCTAATAAAAGATATAAGTTTATAGGTAATGGTAATATTGTATTAGGACCTTCGTTTGCCGAAGGAGGAGCTAATGTTAATCTTCATGTTATGACACTTAGAGGTCTTGCTCCTAGGGTAGTAACTCCTACTGATTTATTTTATAATTACTGGAAAGAAACCACAGTCAGTGATGTCCCCAAAGGTACTAGAATATTAATATCTGACAACGACGCAGCTAATTACTGGGATGTAGGTGGTAATAATTATAGAAATAGTATACAAACATTTGTAGACTACGCAGATACAGCTAATGATGTATTAAATTTTTATCCTGAGATTAATTTCCCAGTGCCGTTTACAGATCTACCCACTAAGGAGATAGACTTCGCAAATATTGTTATATCTATTTATGAAGACGATATAAGAGTTATTATGGACTCTGGGATAAAGTTCACAGGTGATTTAAACACATTAGCAACTCATACAGCTAGAGCTTACGCTAAAGGTCTTTTAGTTAAGAGAGGTCGGTTTAATATTCAAGCTGAGTTTATAGAGGTTAGCGACGCACTGCGGATTGAGGAAGCTATCTGTTCTTACCAAGGTATAATGCAAGGAGGATATTCAGTAGCCGGGGGGAATGGAATTAAACCAGTTCAAGGTTCCACTCTTTATGTTGATAATTCTACAATTACAGGATTTAGACATTCGATCGGTGTCGCTGGATCGACACAGGACGGAGCTAGCGCTTATATTTCAAATTCCGTTTTAACTGACGCGAGACAATCTAATAACTCTAGTACTTATCCTCAAGATGAAAGTAGAGCGTTAGACGGTCATGGTAATGCACAAATAGTCCAAGCGGTTAATTGCGACATTAGAGGTGTCCAAACCGGTGGCGGAGTTATGTCAATTAGTAAGTCTAAAGTACATACTCAAATAAACCCCTTATTCGAAATACGAGCAGGTGATGCAAAGGACAATGGGGAATTGTATTTTGACGATTGTGATTTAGTTCTTTCCCCGGATATACCAACTAATGCTGATGTATTAGGAGGAGGTATAGGTACATTTGATTCGACAATTTATTTTGCAAAAGACGGAGGATTAGCTTCAGTAGCTACGGGTTGGAAGGTAGAATTTTCAAATGTTAGGTTTAGCGTAGCTGACGCAACAAATTACCCAACTAGTACTATTCTCCATTTGGAACCAGGTAATGTTGATTTCGCACGATTCACTATGAAAAACGGATGTACTTTCAAATTTGGAGGTACGAATATTCGCGAGATAGCAATAGATCCTAAGGTTAATAACGGTGAGATCGACCTAGGCGATACTAAGTTTTTAGGTTGCGGAGTTACTGTAGGAGTAAGAAACTCTACAGTAGGAACACTATGGCAAAGTATTAAGGTAGGTAAGGTTCAAGTTTTAAATACAGATACTACCGCAGGTCAATTCTTCTCAACAGGTATGCAGTTACACGGAGATACAACAGTATCGAGTAACAATAGGAAAATTTCCGTAGACGGGTTAGAAATGGAAACATTTGGTAATACAGCGGGATTTACAATGAACGCTTGTGTTTGGGAAGAAGTATCTGTTTTAAATAGTAGTGTTATATTCACTGATTCAGCAGGCACGTTAGGCCATGCTATACGTGTCGATAGGAATCAAAATGTTTTAAATCTTGAACATTTCTTAGCTCATATAGGTAATAATAGGATTAATGATGAAGCGACTGTACTTGATGCAAGTCCGACTATCATCACAGGTATACAAATTAACGGGTTAAATTTATCAGGTAGCTTACCTGCTGGTTTTTTTACTACGGGTACTAATGCTGTTAAAGGATCCGTTACTAAATTAGCTTCAACAGGGACCGCGTTAGCAGGAGTGTAAAATTAATGAATTGGCCTTTTGCTAATTTTACTTATGAGGAGGTATGTTGTCCGTGTTGCGGGGAACTACCTCCTCAGTCTTATAGTTCAATAGTAAAATTACAATGGGTTAGAGATTATTTAGGGTGCCCTATATATCTTAACTCTGCTCATCGTTGTTGGTTACATAATGTATTAGTAAGGGGTGCTCCCTTATCAATGCATAAACTAATTGCATTTGATATACCCGTAACTAATAAGAATAGATTTATAATATTAGAAGTTTGTAAGTTAGCTGGGTTTACAGGGTTCGGTTACTATAAGACATTTTTACACGTTGATTGTGGTCGACCTAGATATTGGTATGGTAAAGATGCGAGGCAATTATGGAATGGTTAACAGATCTATTAGGTACAGGCGCAAGTGTAGCAAGCGGAGGACTTTTCGGGCTGTTCGGATCAGTCGTTGGAGTATTCGCAAAGGTATATCAAGAGAAGCAAAGACAGGAGTGGGAACAGAAGAAGTGGGATCAGGAAGTGAAGATGCAAGAGCTACAGATGCAGGCTCAAGCTCAGGAGACTGAACAGGAAGTTATACTAGCTAATGTTAATGGTAGTTGGAACGGACTAAGTAGTTCTCAGGAGTTCGCTTCTAAGACAGGTAAGACCCATATGTGGGTTAACGATAGTAAGGCGATGTTCAGACCTTTCCTAACTGTAACACTATGGGTTATAGCTGCATGGGTATTCTACTATGTAGCGGGTAAAGGTCTAGCAGCTTTAAGTCAAGCAGAAGTTAATGAACTTATCAAATATATGGTATACTCGATATTCTTCTCTGCTAGTACTGCTACTATGTGGTGGTTCGGGGATAGAGCTCTAACCCCTCCTAATCTTAAATAAGATTTAGACGGTATTGTTTTAGTGCTTCTCTAAGATCACGTTGTTGCTCCGCTCGTTCTCCTAAGCGGAGCATCATAGCCTCGTCCACTGTCCCTTCAGCTATTAAGTGATGTACCCTAACGTAACTACCTGTTACCCCTTGTCTCCATATTCTAAATATAAATTGCAAATAATATTCTAAATTCCATGTTAAGCTGAACCAACATATATCGTTACCTGTTTCTTGTAGGTTCAAACCATGAGCCATAGAAGCAGGCTGGCATAATAGTATAGGTAACTTCCCAGCGTTCCAATCATCTTCCAACTGCTTAGACTTACGAGGGGAAACGCCTCCTCCTATGTATGGTATATCTTTTCCTAGTAGGTTTTTAATAGCTTCCAAGTCGTGCTTGTAGTGGTAAGATATTAATAAGGGTTTACCGTTAAGCTCGTCTATTAAATCCTCAAGAGCCTCTATTTTGGCCTTATGAACATGTATAGTTTTTCTAGTTTTCTTAAACTCCCTAATCTCATCGTCATCCAAATCCTCAGGTATATCTTCATAAATCTTACCATTAGCTATTTGGTGACACTTCATACTAGCTTGAGCAGTAGCTTCAGCTGATATCTCAGAGTCTCCTAGCTCAGTAAAGAAATCCTTCTCCATTTCCTTATAATGTTTATGAGCTTTAGTAGGTAGCTTTATAATTATATCGTTGAACAATAATTCAGGCATGTCCAGATAATCTTTAGAGGACATCTCTAATACTAACGGAGCTATTGCTTCCTGTATTTGCTCAGCAGCGAAATCTTTAATCTCCCAGTTGTATTTATCCCAGTCATTTGCTGAGAAATATTTACTGCGGAACTCACAGAAGTTAATACCTAAGGATTTACCTTCATCTAAGATATATATCTGGGACCACAGATCTAATAGACTTTTGGGAGAAGGTGTACCGGTCATTATATGTCTACGTTTAAATAGAGGTAACATATCGATAAGATATTGAAACCTATTAGATTCATATGACTTAAACTTGGTACTTTCATCAACCCATAATGTGTCGAATGGGGATTTCTTACCTGCTCGAAAACCTTCTAATAATTCAGAATGTAACCACTTAAGAGCTTCAGGATTAATAAGATAGATATCCTTATGTTCTCCCCATAAAGTGTCTTTGGTTTGATCGTGTAATATAGTACATCTAATATTGTTAAAGTTAATCCACTTGGTTATTTCTTCCGGCCATACGCTATATATTACACGTAAAGGAGCTATTAATAAGACTCCTTTTATCCTATTAGACCCTCTTAATAATTTTATAGCAGATAAGCTAATGGATGTTTTACCTAATCCCGGGTCCAAAAACAAAGCAGAACGATCATTAGATATTAAGAAACTGATACCTGTACGTTGATAACAATGAGCATCCCATATCATTAAGTTAACTTCCTTAATATCTTAATCTCTATGCCTATAGTTTTATTTATAAAAACCCATAATATAGTAGCTATACTGAATAGGATTTTAGAAGAGATACCTCCGTCTATCCATATGGCTAATAATGATAATATGGCTATTAAGGTACGAGTTAGATTTAGTAGTATAATCCTTTCATATTGAGTGGACATTAGATTCACCATTGATATTCGTCTATTTCATGTAAGACTATTATTTCACATCTACTCATCAAAAGCAAGAAACGAATCTAATATAGTTTCAGCTTGTCCTATCTCATCGCATACGTAATATTCAAATCCGAAGGACTCAAGTAAGATCTGAACTTTTACTTGAAGGGGGGATTGAGGTTTATCTTTACGCTTAAATTCTATAAAGAAGATACGACTACCTGGGCATAGTACTGTTCTATCCGGGAATCCTTTCTTATTGAGATATATTAATTTTAAAGCGTTGCATCTTTTTCGCTTAGCATATTTACAGAAATGACTTTCTATATCAGCTTCAGCTATTTCGGATTCTTTGAATTTACGCTTAGTAGCGTTAGATAGGAAATCTTGAATGGACATAAATAACCTTACTTGTGCCCCTTTACACTGTACCCTCAGAGGTTGATAATCTCTCATTAAGGATACAGTGTAGCGGTAAGCAGAGACGCCCCAACTTAATCACCGCATTGCTCTGATACTCTTAGGACATCACTCCCTACCCTCTCAGATATTCTTTACAACTCTTCAGCTTCAGCTTCTGGATCTTTAGCTGCGTCACCAAACTTACGAATAGTACCTGCTAATTCAGAAGCAGCTTCCATAATAGAATCGGCTAATTTACCAACCGCTTCAGGATCGTTACTAGAGAACACTTCGTATACTTTAGCAGATAAATCACGTAGTTCAGCTTTTTGCTCACGTACATCTTTACGAGCTTGAGCTTGCACTTTACGAGCTTCTTTACGTTGTTCTTTAGTGGCGTCTAACTCTTCACGTAGTGCTTTTTGCTTCTCAGCAAGTTCTTTCTTTTGTGCGTTGATTTGCTTTAATTGTTCAACTTTAGTTGGCATGGTATTATTTCCAATTGGTTATTAGTCGATTAGTGATCCCGGCCTAGCGAGGATAAAACAAGTATAGGACCTGTTAATATAAAAGTAAAGTATATCTACAATTATTTCCAACCTATATCTTTCAATATACGTTTGGCTTCAGTTATGTACCAAGGGAAATCCACATCCTCAGGGAAACTATCCGGTAATTGCATAAGAGGAACACCCCCGTCTGATAATGGTACTTTGTTACCGCTAGTTTTGTAATATATAGCGTCTAGTTCGTCAGAACCGTAGTACCATCTTATAGCTTTTCCTATAAGTTTTCCTTCCTTTACCGCACCTCCGTTGACAGTTCTCACACTTAAGAACTTAGTGATATCCCTACATGAGTTTACAGTTTCCTCCACTGGTACGGCTTCCTGTAAAAACATCTTAGCGGCTTCCCTACATATATCGTTAGTGGGGTTACTGCGTAGCTTGTAATAGTGTTCCCGCTGGTCTGCGTAGGCTCCTTTACCCTTAACGCCTTTAGGTTTTATAGCTATGTAATTGTTGACATCCCTACTGTTTAAACTAGCGTAGTCAGTACCTTCCATCTCGTAATCTGTATCGAATTCCCAATCACTTATAATATCAGAAGCTAAGGACTCCTGCTCAGGTTTCATTTTAACTACTATACCATCTGTATTAGCGCTTATTACCGATATACCTTGCAATTCAAAACGCTCTATAAGCATCAGGAAGCTCAGCTGACCTGTTACCGTAACTTGCATCATAAGATCAGGAGAATACAAACAAGACCACTTACTACCTAGCTTACCGAACGACCCGTTAATGGTAATCTTAAGACTCTCGTCTACTACCTTATTCCCTTCTCTCTTAGCCTTAAGACGACGATCAACAATAGTACCATAAATATCTAAAAACGGTTCCCCTATATGCTTAGGGTATAGACGGTTATTCAGTATAATAGCAGGGTAATATCTAGCTGCATCGTAATCACGTAGTATATAACCCTCATCGGTATGCCTAGTTTTCTTTTCACAGCTATGAATTCCACCTATCCCTACAGTATATTTGGTAGTACCGATTACAAATTTTAATTTGCTTTTGGAATCAGGTAACTCCCCTTTACGCTTACCCGACTTAAAGCGATCAGAGTCTGTTATTTCGAAGTTAAAACTTACATAACCTCCATTACCAATAGTGAAGGGTAAAGACGTATACTGACGAAATACATCCTGTAATATCTCTGTCTGGAATTCAAGATTATCAGGTGGGTTGTAATAATACTCAGTACCCGGTTTAACTTTGGGACGCTTAGGTATTATGCCAAAACGGTCGTCCATCTCCTTCTTAATAACAGCTTCTGCTATTTGAGCATCAGATTTAGAACGTAAATCTACTCCGTATTCTTTAGACATTTTAATACGAAGTTCTATCTCAGGTTCTACTACTTTGAATAATAACTCAGTTAGTTCTAAGTCGTTTCCGCAGTACTCTCTCATAGGCTCTACATCTGATTCCAATATTTCATCGTCAGGATCTATTGGTAAATCCTGCATCTTAGGACAATGTATACGACCACCATAAATCTTAAGAGAGGCCGTCAACGGAGCTACTTCTATGAGATCTATATGATCGAATTGCATCGCTCCTATTCCGAATTGCTTCCTAGCTTGCCAAGGTTGATGACCTTTTCCATCTTTACCTACGATTAAAAAATCAGATATTTTCTTAAGAGTTTCATTCTTAAACCCTTGACAAGCGGCCTCGATCATTACCGAGTCATACTTATTACCATTAAATGTTATAATAGTATACTTATTAATAATATGAAGAATATTCTGTCTATTCAGTTCGGAATCATTGAACTTATCAAAATAAATAACATCACCGTTAGATATTTTTCTGAACATTATTAGGAAGTAATTCCTGTAACACTCTACATCGCATGTTAACAACTTTGAATATTTCATATTATAAGGTTCTATTGTAGATAGCGTTACGTTCGCTTTTAGACAACCTAAAGTTATCCTTACGTTCGTTCTTAGATACTTTGGTTATTTCGCCCCCTTTATCAAAGAGCTCTTCTATTTGCTTATTTATAGTTTCGTGTTCGTCATTCTTATGCTGTAAGTGGGAATTTGAATCACTCATTATCGCACACCTTTACTCTTAGTTACAGTGTTTTGATTATTGTACTGCCCTTTATTAGCATAACTATGAAAATCAGGAACAGGTTCACATTTCCAGAACACCATCTGACCAATTTTCATCCTAGGTTTTATTACTAGTACATGGTGTTCAGTAACGTTCTTTAATTCCAAAGTTAGTTTAGAATTGGTCCAACCTGGGTCACACCAACCGGCTAATAAATGTTGTAAACCAGAACGAGCCAATGAGCTTTTTAACTTATACTCAGCTGCGATATGATTAGGTAAGTTGAATGTCTCTTGACTACTAGCTAATATGAACTGACCAGGATATAAGCGATACCCATTAGTCATGTCTAGTTTTGTAAAATCCAAAGACCCCTTATTAGCTAAATCAACAGCTCCTGTAGAGCTTGTCTTTTCGATAAGTATTTCACTACCTAAAGTAATATCAATACTAGCACCACTAATATTGGCAATAGGAGCGTCGATAATTCCTCGTTCGACGAACTTTAATAATGAGTTGTAAGATACTAATGACATATTAACCTCGTATATAATTTTTATCAGGGTCTACGTAATTTGGAGTCGGTCCTGCTTCTGCTTCGTCAATCAAATCTTGGATTAGTTTGGTAGCCTCAGCAAAACAACATACTCCTATTAGACGTACAATCTTAGCGTCTTCAGGGTTTAATTGCTCACAGAAATACTTAAGAGGTCCGAGATTAGTTTGGAAGTCAGTACGAACCTCTTTAGCTTTTTCTATGTAATGTAGAGATTTACGAAGATCCTCAACTCCGTTCTTATCCCTCCAACGGCTAGGATACTTAGTAGCGCAACCAAGAAGATAAGGCATTTTGGTATCTACTACCATATCCCAATGTTGATATTGTTTCTTATAATGTTCACCGCCTACTTGTTTATCATTGGCTCCCATTACAGCTCCTCCATTTCACGGATTAATATTTCGTAGAAACTATATGCTATCTCGTAATCAGGACAAAAGTTATCAGCGAAGAACTTACGCCACTTGCGGAAAGGTCGTTTGGCATTAACATTACCCATTCTTACCTGATGGATGCAGAACCACATACCCTCTAAAGTGTCTCCCATCTTGAGGATTAGCTTCTCTTCATCCTTCAGACTAAAATAAACACCGTTATCGATTTCCCATGCTTTTTCTATATCACGTAATAAGAGAGCTAAATCAGAATGTTCTTTCTTAACAGGAAAAGGGACATCACCTGTTAAATATTCAGCTGCATCATGGGTCATTGCCGCAAGCAATAAGTCTTTAGAGCAGTCGGGGTAAATATGCTGAACTATTAAAGCTACTCCCCACTGATGTTCAGCGTTCTTTTGCTTATCAATCCCCGCATGACTATGGAAACGAACCACATCACCGCTATGTAATATATTACGAATATTCATTTAGCTCTACCCTCCGCTCGGTTAAATAACCAATCCTCACAGGCTATTCGCCAATCGTCAGCTTTTATCTTATGAGTATATCCTATAGCTTTTTTAGGACCGTGTTGCTTATGAACTAGATAAGTACATAAAACAGGTATGATTAGATTATTGAAATAATCAGAGCGCCAGCATTCCATTTCACCTAATTCTTCAAGACCATAATCGTCATAGCAGTTAAAGAACATAGTTAAATCGTAATCAATAAGTTTTATCTCGGAGTTATCCATTAATACTTGTCTGTTGGGATAATTTGCTTCTGGGTAGGGAATAGTACCCCTCAACCGATCCCAGACTTCACCTCCTGGTCCTCCAGTATAAACATGGTAGGAGTTACTAACTTGGGTATAGTCGCCCATTGGTATTTTTAGATGAGCTGCTACGTATTCCTGGAGCATACTAAACTGGACTACATTAGCTCCGTATGCTCCCCAGATCATATCATTGGAACGATTGTAGACTGTCATATGTAATTCCATATTACGGATACGAAACACAATAGACATGTTACAGGCTTTATCCTTGGTTGGTTTCTCCAAGTCTTGAGTATCCCATATTTGGCATACAGCTTGACGAGACAGAGGATCATGTTTTAAAATATCAATAACTGATTCTAACTGATCCATATTACAGTTACCGTTATCATTAAAATTGTGTTTTAATCGATAACCATAAGGAGCATTAAAAGTAAGACCGTCGTCGCTATAATCGACCATACGCTTGTTAAATTCGGTTAAGAACATAACGTCATCACGACCTGCTAAGATCCATATAGCTTCCATTAGATGGAAGAAAGGATTAGCATCGCGAACTTTATTAATAAGTACTCGTTCCCATGGACGAGCATAAACAGTAGAGACAGGTTCGGGGATCTCTAATGTAACACCTCCTCTACTAGGGGTGAATTCTCCTGATTGTAACATTAATCGAATACCTTCAGTTAAAGCTCCGTTTACATTTCTTACATTTATAACTTTCATTGTTAACCCTTCCCGTTGTATTTACGACAAAGAAAACTTTTGTCATTTTGTATTCGTAAGTATTTATCAAATTCACAAAGACTATGTTCTATATCCCTCATTTCTAATTTTGGAAAAGCAGCGAGGAACATACCTTCTAAAACCGACAGTAAGTATTGCATATCTTTGTTGGACCGACAAGGTTTTATTTTCGTATCTACTGGTCTTTCGTATAGACGATTTAAACCCCTAATAGCTCCTGGTCCAGCATGTGCCCACGTCATGATATCAGGTGCGTTTCTCAGATAACGAGTATGTCTCATATCAGTTATTATTTCATAAGATAAGAACCCGCTAATACCAGGATTATGATGAGCGAACAGAATGAACACTTGCTCTAATGTCCATTGTTCTTTATCTAGAGCCATACTTATAGTTTCTCGTCTTTCCCATAGTTTATTTAAGCACTCGTAAACTGTATAGTGATTCTTGGACATTTTAAGAGAGCTAGTGGATAATGAATAAGCTCCGCTGTATATAGGGAGTTCCAATAATTTACGTTGCTCCAAAATACCTAGTACTGCTTTAGCGTCCCAATCAACTAATAAGTAATCTAGTTGATGCAGTGTAACAGGTAAGTTAATACGACGAGCCACTGCTAAAGCGAACCACAAATATCGATGATACTCCCAACGTCCCCTAATATTTTGACGTATCCAAGCAGTGGTACTATCTAACTCACGATACACATTACAGAACTTATACTCTTGGAGTATGGTGTTATCGGTCCAAGGCTTGGGAGACCCTACTAATTTATGCAAGTATATTTCGTGACGAGCTTTCATGAAATAAAACAACCTACAGACATTTATATCTTTAATCTTAGAAGTCATCGAAATGCTCCATCTTGCGAAGTGAATCGGATATTAACTTAGCAGTTGGTTCACCTAGTACACCAGCGTCACCAAAAGCAAATTCTAATATCGCTTTAGCTACTTCCTGTTTATCGAATGCTCCCATTAATTCCATATTGTTATTCTGAATTTGCTGTAGTAGATCTTCATCTGCTATAGATTTGTCTATCAAAGCTCCGTAGTTCTCGGGGGATATATCGTAAGGTATTTCTATATAATTAACACCCGCTGTAAAAAGTAAGCTATTGTTCATAGCCAAATCGGTACACATTGGTACACAACCAAGAGCCATTGCTTCAACCATAACACGATTGAAGTGGCTACCTAATTCTGAATATTTCTTAGACCAACTGGGATCTATTAATAGTTTCATTTCTTTGAGCATGTAATCACGATCCTCAGTAGTCACATACCCTTTAAAATCCATACCAGCTTTAATAGCTTCGTCCCATATACGTGTTCCATCTTCGGTACGGTATTCAGGTTTACACTTAGTGGTAGAAGTCATATAGTGGTACTCAATACCTCCTCCACAAATAATCTTATCATTCCAATAAGCCATATGAGGTATAGCACGTATGAGATCATCAACTCGTTTCCAACGTTTGAATGTTTGTAAAGATACAAATCCATCCTCACGCTCATCTATAGGTCTAATATAGGAGAACTCATCGTGCTCATGAGGATTAGGTATAAAGGTACGACGGACAGGTAGTATCTCACAACTATTAAATGAAGCATCATGGACACATACTACGCCGTCTAGCTTATCGCATACTTGTAATATATGAGGGTAAAGCTTTTGCATATTACCGTCATGGACAATAGCGATTTGTTTAGCA